GCAGGTGCTTTATCCAAATTCATCAAAACATAGGCACTGAATACCCCTTCGTCTAGATGTCGATTTGAGTTTCCTGACCTGTCGCCTGTGTCGTATCTAGAGGTTGTCTCACTGTAATCCAAACCAGTCGAATGTAATCTGTTCAAAATTATCTCTTTCGGTGTATCTCTAAATGTTGTCTCTGCCAATCGCATTAATCTGAATCTTAGTCTTCTTGCTACTTCTTGCCCAAAAGTGTTGGCTGTGGCTTCTATGCTTCTATCTAATTTTATCACATGGGTGAATGAAGTAGCAGTGTTAGTTGTTTGTGTTTGTGTATGGCTGAGAATCTTAGCCATGAAACCAATGTTTCCTCCTCGACCTGACTTGAATAACTCTCCCTTTTGCAATGCATTCGCAATAGTTCCTTTAGCAGCAAGGCCGAGAGACAAGTCATTGTTTATTTCTAACCCCTTCTCAGCAAGGAGATAATATCCTGTTAGATTTGGCACAAATGAAAGCCAAGTGTGTTGTGAATCAGCATTACTAATATCGATGGTAATTGTGTCTCTCGCAATATTAGTTTGGCTAATAGTTATGTTATCATCAGTTATGTCTAATACTGGTTTTATCATCATCTGCGCTCTGTATAGTCCACCATTATCACTAGAGGCGAAGTCAACGTCATCATGCAGGTCATGGGTTGTGGTTGTCAAGGGGTCTCCTTCACTAGACTGTAAGAAGTATGTCTCTCCTAAATCACTAAAACTAGGCTTATTGCTAGGAGATGAGATTGTATTGTTAGCCCGACCTGACCTAGTATGAGTTCCTGATATTGAGTATGTGTTTGGGCTGTTTCGGAATACCATCGTATTTACAGTATGCTGGTCGAGGTCGTTCACAGTATGACCAGTACCTCCATTAAAGGCAGTTATGTATGCAGTATGGTTGGCTATTTCTTGTCTGCTTCCTAGTATAGCACTTGTTTGGAACATGTCAGATGGTACAGACGGTCCATCGCTGCTAACTTTTCTAATATGCCTAAACACCGCAATACAATTCTCATATGGATGAGCATCAGTATGTAGTCCATACTTTTCACTTCTAGTTACATCAGTCCCACTGCTTCTGTGTACTAGACCTGCAATAACCCTTGAACTATTTGTGAAAACGTCAGTTCCGCTATTCAATCCTGTGTTAGTATGCCATGTGTACTCAGGATGGTAGGGGCTTAAATCTGAGACATTTCGATTTGTAACTGATGTTGATGATTTGAATACGAAGGGGAGGAATATACTAGGTGGTGAAAAACTATCACCATTGTTAAGGAGTTTAGCATACTTGAATACACCATTTTCAGAATGGTAGTTAGGTCTTGCTAAGTATACGCTTGTGAAGTCTACCTTTGTCTGCGATGCACCGATTTCATCATTACTTATCGGGGTTTGTAGTCCTTCATCTTCAAACTTGAATATCTCAAAGGACAACTTTGAGTATTGTTTGATTAGGTATGCGGGAGTGTTTAGAGCAGTGTTATCTCCTGTTACATTTTCTAAGTTAGTTTGATTTGCACCACTGCTCATATTAGTGATAGTTCCCTTGACAATGAATACCAACTCTCCTGTATCTGCTCTGAAGACAGCATCTCCCTCTGCCAGTGATATAGTACCGCCACCTGTGAAAGTCAATGTATTATTGCCACTACCATCTTTCACGGCTGCTAATGTAGCAATGCCTTCTCTTGATGCATACATCTGATATCTCTCGATGTCTAGTAATGCGTCATCAGGAGCGGGTAGTGAATCAGGGTCAACAGGATTGAAATGCCAATCAAAGGTTGCTTCTACTAATCTAGCAATACCAAATCTCTTGATGTTGTTAGTGGTCGTACTAGCAGATTTTATTGATACTCTCTCATAGTTTGTGTCTGTCTTCTCAATCATTTTTGTTGTTCCACTGTAAGACGAATGGGAAACTGATGTCACAGAATTCTTTCCAGTGCTTTCTAGCAGACATGATAAGTCTTCAAAGTTAAGTGTCTGACTTCCAATGTTATTGTATCTTAAGTTTGAATACGGGAATAAATCTCCTGTGGCAAATATCTCATAGTTCTGTGCTTTAGGTGCGTGGTGTAGCAAATTGTTTATGTCAGATATTCTTGTGTTAATTGCCCCAGTTGAACTAATCACATGATTTGGTGGCACTACATTAGTCACACCACCAGTATCCACGAATGCACTACCTAATGCATTTCTTAATGTGTAGTTAGAATCATTCATATTACTTCCCAACAGAGGAGCAGAAGAGACAGATAGAGTAGGTGAAGAAGGTGCTATACCGTCTGCCTTTATCGGATAAGCGATTGAGTATGCAGATATTGCTTGTGGTTGAGTCGGACTCTCGTATATTCCAGCATCAGACTTAGTAATCGTTCCTGCTTGCAATATTTGCGTATCCCAATATCTGTATGTTTCCTTGGGTGTATAGAAGGTGTTTTGTTGGTTTCCCTTTCCCCCTATTTGTGGGTCTATTCTATGTATGAAACCACCAGTGTTTACATTGTTGTTCACCATGTAGAATGAATATCCGCTTCTATTGTCACTGGTGTTGTTCTCTAGTCTAGCCATAACCAAAGGACAAATCGGTGCGATTGACATCTTGAATCCACCATCATCCTTTGAGATAGTCTCTACAATATCAAACATCTCAGAAGCATATGTCATCTTGTTAATCTTGGTTGTTGATACTCCCGTTTCTTTTGATAACTGTATTGCAAAAGCCGAGTCTGCATTCAACGTGCTAGTGTTCAATGAATTAATGCTGATTGGACTAGCGATATCATATCCTAGTGTTCTGTCATTGTCAAATGAAGCAGTGTTGGATGTTGATTCCAATTTGGTTCTAGTGCCTGTTCTATCGAATGAGAACGAGTCAGAGAAGACCAAACCCTTGTCGCTGACTCTTGAGAAGTCAGCAGCAGAGTTAGTTAACAATGGATTACTGCCAATTGCTTTCTTGCCTGAGAGGTATGTTGCTTCAGAGTGAGGGTCATAATAGTAGATATCAGTATTCGCAGTAGTGGATAGTGTGACTAACGGCTCATGTGTGAGAGTTGTAGATTGGTTGTTTCCTGTTACTGATGCTACCTCTCCAATGAAAATCATGTTGTCTGCTTCAGTGGTGCTTCTAGTAAACAACAGGGTTCTTGCTAAAGCGGTGGTATTCCAGTTGCTTATTGCAGCATGAGTAATTACTTTACCACTAACATTGCTTACATCCATTGTTGCCTCATTCAATGCTGGTATAATCGGATTCAGTGTGCTATACACCATGTCCTCAGAGAAAGACAGGTTCTTGTCTATTAGAGTGTTAAGCAAAGCAGCGTTGGTATCTCTTCCTTCAATCACCAATGTTGACAAGCCATTCTCAGCAGAGGTCTCACTCAATTCAACTGTGCCGTCAAAGACCTCTTCCTGCAAACTGTATGTGTCTGTGTAATAGTAGAATCTCTGTATGTTTGTATTCTGATAGAACTTCCTACTAGCATCTTGGAACTTCACATACTCCATGTCCTTGTCTATGTAATCCACATGGTTCTGATGAGTGCTGAGATTAGAGAATACCACCTTAGTATCATAGAACTTGGAGTCTTCTTTAGGAATGGTTGTTCCTGATACAGTTAGTCTGTTTCCATCTGCATAGACTACTTGAGTATCGGAATCAAAGTCCTCTGTGTTTAGAACTCCTGTCCAAGCAGCAATCTCAACATCCTCATTATCAAAATCATGCACAGTTGGAGTCACAGTGAATGTTGTTGCCTTGAGAGTCTTATTCGCTTTCACTGTGACATCTTGCGTACCTGAAGATTTACTCTGCACTGCATTTATCGCATAGTAGTAGCCATCTACCTTGATTATAGAATTAGCAGCGAGTTTAGTGGATAATGCATAGTCATGTGTATCTAACATTTCTGTAAATCGAATCTCATTTGCACCATCTACCTTAGACGCTTTGAATGGCAGTTTCTTGAAAGTCATCTTGTCGCTGAATGTTGTTTTCATAGCCTTGAGTTTCTGACCCTCTCGTATTTTTTCTGACATCATTCCTGAGTTGTTTAGTAATTTAGTCTTGAATATCTTACTCATTTTATTCTGAGGGTTATTGACAATTATATCCGTAGTGAATGGAATGATGTCATTCCTACGAGGTCTTGGGTCGGATGTTATGTATCTTGAAGGACCAGTTCGATTACCATCAAGAGTCGCTGATGTTGTTGATGTGCTATCCCCCGTATGTCTCTTCATGTTTGGAAACGCTTTATGCCATAGAATAGGATTGAAATTACTATCACCGTCATCAGTTGTCCTTAGATTATCGACAAGAGTTGCATCTAGTTTTCTCCTTCCAATATTGGTTATTGTTCCTTTCAACTTTGATTCCGTTCTGAATACTATATTCTGTATTCCCTTTCCGTAGGTTAAAACAAAAGAAGATGACTGACTTCTCCATGCAGTTGATGCTTGTCTA